GTCCCTCAGATATTTCTTTTATCTTAATTTCACGTGTATACCCACTATCTTCACCTGGGAAACCTGGATTAGCGTCTGCTTCTGTTTGGAAATAATAGAAACTCGGCTCACTCATATAGACGGTACAACTAGTACATTAACACTTACTACTGCTCCATTAGAGAATCAAAAGATTATTATAGTACGTAAAAAAGGTAAACTCTGGACAGATCCTGGAACTAGCCTAACTAGACAAGAAAATGACATTGCAAGGTTCCTTAGGACCAAAGTAACCGAGCTAGTCAAATAAATACACATAGCAGTGAGAAACAAAATGACAGATAAATTAAATGACAAATCAGGAGTAGCAATAACAGGGCATATCAAGATATCCGATCCAAGTAGTGGTGAAGTATATGTTGATAAGCGTAATGCTATTCATTATGAGAATATGAGTATTGCACTTGCTGAAAGTTTAGCTAATGCTGGCAAAGGACCCATTTATGAAATGAGTTTTGGTAATGGCGGTACTAGCGTAGATCCAACAGGTATTATTACATACTTAACACCTAATAGTACAGGAACAAATGCTAGTTTGTATAATCAAACATTTACTAAAGTTGTAGATGATTTAAGTACAAACAATACTGATCCTGTTAGAAACAAATTAGAAACTAGACATGTAAGCGGAACTAATTATACTGATATTATTGTAACATGTTTACTAGATTACGGCGAACCAGCAGGCCAAGACGCATTTGATACTGCTACAGATGCAACTAGCACTTATGTATTCGACGAGCTAGGATTAAAAAGTTATGATCCGGCTACCACCGGTAAACTAATTACTCATGTAATTTTTCATCCAGTACAAAAATCTTTGAACAGACTTATACAAATAGATTATACTGTGCGTGTACAGAGTTTGTCGGGAGCGTAATAAATGGCATATACTATTAATTTTACAGATGTATCAAATAAAGGAAGCATTACTGTTGAGGATAATACCTTAAATGTACAGACTAGTTTAAGTTTTCCTGGAAGAAATACTACAGCATACGGTACTGCAATTAACGAAAACTTTTTACACTTATTAGAGAATTTTGCAAAAAATTCTGCGCCAAGTAATCCTGTTGAAGGACAAATTTGGTACGACAACACTCCTGGAAGCGAACAATTAAAAGTATATGATGCAACAAATTGGGTAGCATCAGGCGGACTAAAAAAAGCATTAACACAGCCTGAAGCATCAAGTAGTGTTGTTGGTGACCTATGGGTAGACACTGACAATCAACAATTATATTTGTTTACAGGCTCAGGCTGGGTATTAGTAGGACCTGAGTTTACAGGCGGACTTACAACTGGTGCACAACCAGTTGAGATAATAGGTCAAGATAATGTTGTTTATAGTGCAGTACAAGTTGAAGTAGCGGCAAAACCAGTTGCAATTATTTCAGCAGACAGTTTTACACCAAAAGCTACCATTAGCGGATTTACAACTATAAGTCCGGGTATTAACTTAACTACAACAAATCTTACGGGAGATGGTGCTCCTAAATTTGTAGGTCCATCTACTGTTGCAGAAAACTTATTAATTGGTACTACAAACGTTGCGGCAACAAACTTCTTAAGAGGTGATGCAGTAAGTACAACAAACTATCAAATTAAAATTAAAAATGATTCAGGATTATTATTAGGAACAGGAAACCAACTTGCTATTGAGGTTGAGGGAGAAGCAGGTATTATTACACATAATACTAGTGGAAGTAATATTGATATTAGAGTTAATAATAGCGGCACAACGCAAACAGCAATGCGTATTGACTCAACAACAAATATTGGCATAAGCAATACAGCACCAAGCGAAAAGTTAGATGTTACAGGTAATATTAAATTAAGTGGAAATATATACGTAGACGGAACAACTTCTAGTACAAACTTTGGTAACGGTGCATTAGTAGTTGCTGGCGGCGCAGGAATTGCAGGAAATTTAAATGTTGGCGGAAGTTTTGATATTGATGGTATTTTAACTACACAAAATATAGCACCAGACTCGCCAAACGTAAGAAATATTGGTAATTCAGCTAACAAATATCTAGGAATTTATGCAACTACATTTAATGGTAACCTATTAGGAAACGTAACTGGTACAGTTAGTGGTCGAGCAGGAAGTGCAGATAAATTAGCAAGTAGTACTAACTTTCAAATGACAGGCGAGGTAATAGCTAACCAATTAGTATTTGACGGCCAAACAGGTGGTAGTACCAAAGTATTTACAACTTCGGTATCTAATGCATTTATTAGTAATAAAACAAATACAGCAACTACAGTATCAGATGATGAATTCTTATTAAACAGAACTTCAGGAACAACAGGACTATATAGAGTTGGTAGAGATACGCTACTAGAAAGTGTACCAACTAACCCACCGGGCGTTATTATGCCATACACTGGAAGAACAGTTCCAGACCCAGTAAAGTATCCTGGATGGTTATTGTGTGACGGTAGCGAGATTGATCAAACAACATATCAAGAGCTGTTTACATTAATTGGTTTTGATTACAAACAAGCTAATTTAATAAGTGATGGCGGCGTTGCAAAATTTGCATTACCTGATTTAAGAGGTAGAAGCCCAATTGGTTTAGATAATATGGGCGGCACTGCCGCAGGTCGAGTAACTGGATTAAAAGGTTCTGAAATTGGTAACACAGGTGGTACCGAAGATGTTACTATTGGACTTAACAATTTACCTGAACACGAGCATGATCTATTTGTTGAAGGAACACAGTTTTATGCAATACTAGATGCGGCAAAAGGGGCTGAAAGTCCTGCTTCTTCTATTACTTATGATGCTCCAACAGGAAGCGGCCAAGGGCAAGCTGTTTCAACAAGTGGTGGTGTATCAGGAACAACGGGCACAGCATTAGACACAATGAATCCGTTCATGTCCATTAATTATATTATCTATGCAGGGGCAGTAAACATATGAGCTATAAATTAAATAAAACAGACGGAACATTACTTGTAGATTTAATAGATGGATCAATTGATACAGCTAGTACATCACTTACACTAGTAGGAAGAAATTATTCAGGATTTGGAGAATACCTAAATGAAAACTATATTAAATTATTAGAAAGTTTTTCAAATTCAACAAGCCCATTAAATCCAGTAACTGGACAAGTTTGGTGGGATACCTCTGATGGTAGATTAAAAGTTTATAACGGTGCACAATTTAAAGCAGTTGGTGGACCTTTTGTACAATCTTCACAGCCGGCGATGGTTGCAGGTGATTTATGGATTAATAATAATAATGACCAATTATACTTCTTTGACGGATCTGATAATCCAGTATTAGCCGGTCCGTTGTATTCAACTACACAAGGTAAGTCAGGATTTGAAATAGTATCTAGGCTTGATGTACAAAGTAGGACAAGAACATGTGCTGACTTGTATATTGGCGGAACATTAATGGCTATTATGAGTAATATTACTTTTACACCTGGAACTGCTATTCCTGGATTTACTGGAGATGTTAAAAAAGGCATCAATGTACTTGATACAAATTCCGCAACAGGATTTACACTACAAGGTGTTGCAGACAAAGCGTTAAACTTAATTAAAGCAGACGGAACATCAGTTAGTGCAGATAGCTTTTTATCAGCAGTTGCAGACGGAACAACTACCGGAGCGTTACAAGTATTAAATTCAAATGGTTTGACAATTGGACCTAATGCCAACCAAATTATGAAAATAGTTGGCAATAGTTTTGTTACAGAAAATGCTAGAATTGATGATGACTATGTTATTAAAGTAACAAGTTCTGCGGCAGGATCACTAGCTATTGATGCAGTACATATTGATGCTTCAACAAAGCGTGTAGGTATTTTCCAAGATACTCCTTTGCATACATTAGATGTTACAGGAGACATGCGTGTTACTGGCAATTTAATAGTTGAAGGATCAAGTGCAAGCATTGATGTTTCTACATTAAGGGTTGAAGATAAACAAATTGAACTTGCTATTACAAATGACAGTACATTATTAAATGATGCTGGAGTTGACGATGCCGGAATGGTAATTAGAGTTACCGGAGATGATAAAAACTTTACTTGGAAAAATGCAACTAAAGCATGGACATCATCAGAACATATGGACCTTAGCA